GAGTTGGAAAAAGTCCCCCCCGCCGGTCCCCATAGACAGGCGGAAGGCGCAACGGATAGGGGGGGGTATCAGTAACGGCCCCTTGCTGCTGTTGCTTTTTCCGGGTGCTGCTTGTTATGGCAGCCCTCACACAGGCTTACTAAATTTTTATCTTCGTAAGCCAGCTCCGGGTACTCATCTGCGTGTTTGATATGATGCACCGTTGTAGCCTGTACCGCCTTTCCGTACCTCTTGCAGTGCTGGCACATATATCCGTCACGCCTTAATATCTGTTGGCGCTTCCTCCGCCACCTGGGAGAATTATAATCAAATACAATGTTCATTACCCGCCCTATCCCTCCCGGTGTCTACTATGCCGGGCTACCAATTATTGTTACCAAACCGTGGTTATCCGCTTAGTGCCTGTCTTGTTCCCGCACAGCAGGAGCGTCTGCGGCTGCTCATGGTCGCTCTCGCTGCTGGGCAGCAGCATCTTCCGGGCTGCGTAGCCTCCGTACTGCTGCCATGCAGTACAGCTAACCACTACCAGCTGCTTGGTACGGATAACATTGTTGTTACTGTCCACCACGATCTTTTTGGGCTTACTGATGGTTCCTTTGTGGGTGTGGCCAACAATCAGAGCGTCAATGCCCTCTATAGTGTAGCCGAAGCGCTCATTGCGGTTGACCGTTGCACCGGTGTAAATGCCGCCGCCGGAGCCATGGGTAACAGCCATCGTATAGCTGGTGATAGGGATATCTCTTGTTACCCTGCGCCCAATCTCCAGCTTGAGGAATGCTATGTCCTCGGCGTAGTAGTCCTCCATGTCCAGCTTGCACATGATATCGCCCATAATGTCTTGGTCGGTGTCCCTGGCTGTCCTCGCTTCGTGATTTCCCGATACCGCGCAGAGTATCTTATCCTTGATTGGCGTTAGCATTTCCACCATCATCTTTTTCTGCTCCCGCGGGCGGATATAATCCTCAAAGGGGCTTCCAACCGCGTTCCGGGTATTGTTGTTGATGAGATCGCCGCCAAGGATGAGATAAGCGTCCTCCCGCTCTACCCGGCGGCAGAATGCTTGCCAGCCCTCTTTATCATGTAGGATGCTGCCCAAATGCACATCAGATACCGGATATACCTTGATGGTGTCGCTCTGCGGGATTTTGCGGACTATTAAATCCATAGGTATCCCCTCCTTTATGGCATAAAGAAAGAGAGCGCCTTTCGGTACTCTCTGACTGCTTTTGGTAAGGCAGACTATTGCGAACTTGCGGTCTGCCAGCGCGGCACCTTTTTTACGAAGGTCATGTATCTTCGGCCGATGGGATAACGGGGCATCGGCTACCCCGTAAAAAGGAGGTAAAACATGAAGGTGGAGCACCCGATAGGGCTTGAACCTATAACCCGCTGCTTACAAGGCAGCCGCTCTACCATTGAGCTACGGGAGCAGATTGCCGGGATTAGGGGCCCGGCTCCCCACCAGGAGGAATGTCAAGGGAAGTCTGTGTTTTACCACGCTATCAGTATACACTGTATATGCATCTTATTTCTGCAATGTTTCTGCAAACTTTACAGTTCGGTCAACCCATACCGGCAAAGGGCATATCTCCGGAGGGCTTCGTCCTTATCGTAGTAGATTTGCCGCTCGCTCTCGTTGAACTCCTGGCAAAGCCGCTGTATGTAGCCGTATTCCCGGCGGATGTAGAACAACTCAAGGATGCGCCGCTGCTTTTCCGTCAGGCAGGCCAGTCCTTTCTCCACTTGGGAAGTCTGCCACTTGACTACCGCAAGGTTTGCCGAGAGCGCATCCCGGCGGGAGATTGCGTTAATCAAATGATCTTCCCGGCCGCAGCCACCGCCCTTTACCGGTGTAGCATCGCTGGTAGCGGACCGGATGCCGTCCATCTGCTCATTGTAGCGGCGGATTTCTTCCGGCAGGCTTTCCAGCGACCGGAGCTTATAGCTGTGGCATTTCAGCTCGTCAATGCAGATGCGCTTGTAGTCAATCATGTTTCTCCCTCCTCCGGCGGTTCCTTTTCCGCCCTCCTTTTTCCGTATGCGCAGTAGAAGTTCGGCGGCACTTCGCAATCAACGCAAACGCCGTGGGAACAGCACAGATAGCTTATTTCATCGTAGCTGTATTCGCAGTCTTTGCATCTGACCACCGGCACCGCATCAACAGCTTCCTCCGCCAGCATCTTCATCCACTCACAGTCGGCAGGCTCACAGTCCATTTCCGGATACATTCTGTCGCAGATACTACAGATAATATCCACTGCAGTTTCATTTTTGATGTATGGCTTAATCATAGACAGCCTCCTTTTCATTCATCTTTGCACCGCAGTTGGGGCAGTACGGCTTCTCTTGGTTTTGAGCTATTCCACCAACCCCGTTATGCTTTCCGCAATGCGAACAATAGCATCTACGACGATTATATGGGCCGTCAAATCGGACTATCCACTTGCCATACACCACCGGGGCGACATCAGCGGTCTGGAAACAATCTACCTCATCAAGCATATCGTCAACCCAACAGGCACGACACCAGCATCCGTTGTGGTCTTTTCCCTCCGCCTTACACGGCTTACAATAACGCTCCTCCACGCTTTTCTTAAACGCTTCCCTGTCTATGTATTCAGCCATCTTTTTCTCCTCCTTCCGGCAGCACCACCACACGCCCGTCCTTGTCGGCCTCGGCCAGCTCGCGCAGGCGAGCATCGTCGTCCGTCTGGTGGAGCAGCTTGTCAAGCCGCTCAATGATATTGTCGGCGTGCTTGTTGATGGCGTATTCTGCTTCCGGCGATATTTCCCGCACACTCGCCAAATCGTTAATTTCCTCCGGCGTCAGTCCCGTGTCCTCGTAGGCGGCAAGGCGGCATTGGAGCATGACAATCCACTCATCCTTTGTGTACTTTTCTTCGTATTCTGTTGCCATAAGAACTTCTCCCGTTTTAAGCCGGTATGTCAGTCGTTCCATCACTCTACCTCCTGCATCCAAAAGTCTCGACAGCACTTGTCGCAAGATAAACTGCAACAGTTCGAAGAATCTGCTATGGATTTTTCTATTGCGCAAGGCTTTATATCAATCAAGCCCTTGTTATCAATACTGGCACCGGGGAATTGCTCCAAAAACAAACTCTGTCGCGTTTTGCACGGATGCTCGGCGGCCCATTCCTCGACGTACTTAACTACTTTCTCGGAATTGTAAGTAATATTAACGCCCAGGTCAGGTACAGATTCGCCATGCTTGAACATTCTTTTTCGTTCTTCCAAAAACTTCACAGCATCCATCATTCTACCTCCTGCATCCAGAACTCGCGACGACAATCTATGCACATCTTTGCTGGATCCTTACACTCTCCGTCACTATCTCTGTGAGCAGCAGAAATAACCATCGGACAAATCTGGAGTGCCCCGAACGCATCAATGATTGTCTCCGGATATTGCTCCAGGAACACACTCTGCCTCGTCTTGCGGGGATGTGCAGCAGACCATTCCTCGACAATAGCAATCTGAGCTGTAGCATCCAGCGTTGACCCCAGATCAAATGCGCAACATAGCTCATTCTTGCAAGCATTAGAAGCTGGGCACCCATTACATCCAGCATCAAAACTCTTGCACATTCTGTTGCGTTCCTCGATAAACTTTACTGCATCCATGTTATCCCTCCTTTACCGACAATGTGTCGTTTCTAATCGCTCCTTTACCACAGGAAAAATGCGGTTGAACGACCCCGGATATGTTACATTTGGAACACTCTCCATAACAATCTGAAAACATAAGATACTGGCATTGCCAACATTCTATTTTGTTTTCGTCCATTTCCTCGTACCGGCACACGCCCGGATGGTTTACTACGGGGCAAAAATCCGCAACCGCCGGGCAATCGCCGTTTACACAGACTTCATCTTTCATCCACTTGCACATCATCCCACCTCCAGTGCCATCAGCAAATCCTTGTAGTCTAGCAGCAGCGCCCATATCTGCTCCGCATCGTCATGGTCGAGGGTGACTGCACCCTCTGCGTCAACCAACGCAGCCAGCCGGTCTATGTCCCGGATTACTTCGTAGTAGTCCTTTACGGTCATTGGCTCACCCTCCAAAATTCTCAAGATAATATTGCTTGCAGTCCTGCCAGCCCTTGTAATAGGCTGCCTGCTCCCGGCGTTCCTGTTCCTCTGCGGTGATCTCCGCCTGGGCAACTTCATCCAAACGATTCAACCTTTCGGCTGAAATAGCCGATAGAACCATTATGCAGAAAGCAGCTAAGATTATCGTAACTGCCGCTGCCGTCCAGTTCCTCATAACGAATCCCTCCTAAATCCGAAGAATGTCTTTATTTGCGGCAGGGTCTCCAGCCTGTGGCCATCTACCGTTATCAGCGCTGCGTAGCCACGGCCTATCCAGCCATCGTGCCAAATCTCCCTGGCTTCGAAGTAATCCACATTCTCCCGGCGCTCTGTTGTTTTGCCGCAAACCCTTATCTCGATGTCGATTTTCCCATCCCGGCGCTTTAGCCAATTCTTGGGACGCTTATACTTACCGGATGCCGCCGCATCCTTGTAGCATTGTTTGGAGCAGTATTTTTGTCCCGGCTGACCGAAATATTCCTTCCCGCAGTATTCGCATTTCTTCGGCTCGGCTTTTTTCATACTGCTTTTGCGGGCCCGGATGCTGTCCATGGCCTTTTGGCACTCCTTGCAATACAGCTGCCGTGGGTTGGTGCTGCCTATCGGCCCTCCGCATCTCTTACAGGGCCGGTTTTGGTCTCTCTTGATTCCATAGCGAGACAAGATTTGTGCCACATAGCCGTAATCAAGATCGAGAATTAAGGCAATCTCCCTGTTTGTCTTGCCCTCCCGCACCAGTTGTTCCAGGAACTCCGGGTCGTTTGAATTAGAACAGCCGATTTTGGCGTTAGGAGACGCTTTATCGTATGACATCATAACTCACCACCTTTTCATGCTTGGCCATCTCTGCGCGCATTTTTATGGCTTTGGTGACAGCGTTCCAGCGCTTGATAAATTCCTCGGCACTTTGTCCCTCAAAAAGCGGATTCTCCCGCTCTATTTCCGTCCCGTGTTTACCCATTGTGTTACCTCCTCTATGTCAATTTCTGTTCTTGGGTTTTTGGGGTCATATGCCCCACGCAGCCTTAATTCCACATGGTCAAAACTGTCGTCTGCGATTACTCCCCGGTGTACCAGACCGTCCATCAGCATCTTGCCGTTGTAGTTGTCGGGGTCATGCCGGTGCCGGGTGGGAAAGTAGTAGGTGATGGTCACCACCGCCTTGCCCATTGGTTTGCACTTGGGACAGTATGCAACAAACAGTTGCAGCCAGCGCTGCTTTTCTGCCCGGTAGTCCCAGGTATTTGCCCGACCAGCGTATTTGTTCAGCGATGGGGGGATTTCCGGGATGGTGATTTTCATTCCCCCACCCCACAAACTTCTTGCAGCGTGATCTGCTGCTCAAGGCTTTCAAGCCCTGAAAGCATCTCTTCCTTTGCCCGGATATCCGCAGGAAGGGCTTGCATTTTGCGCTCGCTCTCCTGCCTTGCCCGGTAGCTGCGCATAAAGTTGGACTGCACCACGCTCTGCACTGTCCCGGTGTCCATGCTGGCCCATTCCCGCAGCTGGGAGGGGTGTCCTACCAACCGTTGTAGGTTCTCCGGCAGGGCTGCAAACTCTTTCTCGCTGTTGTAGCCGCTGTTCCGCAGTGCCTTTGCAATCAGCGCCCATGCTTCCCCCTCGGAGAGTTCCGCCGGTCTGCTAATCTCCCCGATGCTGGCGATAATAGCCCCAATGTGTGGAGGGAACCCCTTGCGGTCACTGGCAATGTGGGACTTAACCGCCGCTGCCACAAGGTTAGCCGGGTAGTCTGCCAGCATCTCCGACCACAGGTTTACCACCGCTTCGGCATCCTGCCGTTTCATGTCCCGGTAATAACCTGGGTATGCGGCCTTCAAGATCGACATGACGGCAAGTGTTTCAGATCGGGTCATGCTCTCCCTCCTCTCGCAGCATTTGCAAGAACACATTGTCTGTCCCACCAGCAGACTTGTCGCCTTTCAACGGGTAAACATCCTGCCAGCAGCGCTTAACGCTCTGATCGAGAATAAGTCCCTTGGTGTGGTTGTCCCCCGGTGCCAGCCGTTCCAGCTCATTCAGGATCATCTTTGCGGCCCGATCAGTGAGGGGCTTTTTGATTTTCTTGCGCATCTCACAAAAGCCGTTCCAGTTCTCCATCAAGGCTTCCGGGACATCCACACGCCCCCTTGGGGGGGTAAGGGGGGGATTACTTCCAGAGGAAGTATTTCTTTCTCCTTTTCTTTCTCCTTTTCCTTCTCCTTTTCCTTCTCCTTTTCCTTGGGGGGTGTTTGGTACCGTTCGGGGGCGCTCGGTACCGTTCGGTACCGATTGGTGGCATTCGGTGGCGTTCGCTTTTGTGCCGTTTTCGCGGTTCGTCCTACATCTCTCTGCGTACTTTTCGTTATCTCTGTCGATTTGCTCGCAGATAAAGTCAAAAGCGATTCCTTCTCTGCCCTGAAGATTGATAAGCTGCTCTCCAGCACTGTATTGAAGCAGCGCCTTAAATAGCCTCCCGCACTCTGCGTCAGATAGGTTTCGTATGGACTTCAGATAACTGTGGTACGCGCAGAAGTATTCCTTCGCCATTCCTCCTCACCTCCCGTCAGAATGGGAGGTCGTTAGGGTCGCCCTCGACTTCTTCATATCCGCCCTGCTCGCTCTCTGCGGCCTTTTCCTCTGCCTTTCCGGTAGGTTTGCTGCCGCCGAAAAGAGCTTCCTCTGCGATAACCTCGGTGGCGGTGCGCTTATTGCCGTTCTTGTCCTCATAGTTGCGAACTTCGATGCGGCCCACAATGGTGATAAGATCGCCCTTGCCGAACCACTGGTTTACGAATTCGGCAGTTTTGCCCCATGCTACGATGGGGACGAAGTCAGTCTTTTCTCGGTCACGGTTGCGGTCTACGGCGATGGTAAAGCCGCACACGCTCTTGCCGCTGTTGGTCTGCTTCAGTTCGGGAGCCTTGGTCAGACGCCCATTAAGGATTGCTTTGTTCAGCATTCTGTTTCCTCCAAATAGTTCGTGTAAAATTCCTCCCGGAACATCGGGATCGTGAAGTCATAGTTGTCAATACAGGCTTGCTCACCCAGCCGGTGCAGCCAATCCATCACCTCTGCACAGCCGTGTGCGTGTGTCAGGTGGCATGGCGTGTGGCACAGGGAAACCCAAAGTCCCATGCGCTTGCTTTTGCTCCGCATGGCGTTGCCGAAGATTTCATGCCGGTCGAGCTTTACGCCGGAGCGCTGGCACAAAAAGCACTTAGATGTGTCTGCCTGTACGATGCTCGGAGCGTATCCGTTTCGGTCAAGCTCTGCGCCCCATTCGTTTTTCAACCGTCACACCTCCCAGCCTGTCCCCATTCCCGGCCGATTTGGTTATCGATGATCCTGATTTGCAGTTTAAGGCTGTTGATGGCTTCCAAGTTCGCCTTGTAGACTGCTTCGGCAACATCTCGCTTAAACCGTGCTTCTGCCACGCTCGGTATCCCGTAGCAGGTCTTATCAATCAGTCCGATTGCAACACCATCATCTTTGAGTTTCAAACACTCTGTGCGGAGAAGGACTTTATAGTCCCGCTCCGCAGCAGCATACTCGCTTCCCGAATTTCGCAAGGTCTTAACGGCTGTATTAAGCTGTGCCGATTTCTGTTGCAGCTCGGTCCACAGGTCAAGCTCCATTCTTCTCGGCCTCCTTTTCGGCGGCAAAGGCTTTCTTCTGGCAGTTCGGGCACAGCTTGCGGCCGAACCGCTGGACGCTGTAGGCGGCGATCTCGCTTACAGGCCAATACTCCCCGTTGCGCTTGTTGATACCGGTGATCTGCTGCCCGCAGTCGATGCAATACTCGGTAGGCTCCGGTTCTCTTTCTGCGCCCTCCGGCAAGTCCTCGCCAGCGTAGATATACAGGCCAAGGCCATGACGGGCACAGGCTTTTGTAAGGGAACGCTGGATTGCCTTATTGGCATCGAATGAGGTAACATCACTGGCCGGGATTGAGCGGTTGCGGTTATCCATGACCGGCAGATACTCGATGTGCTCAATGCCATTGACGGTTACGCCAGTCTTAACCCAGCAGGTCTTACCGTCTGTGTGGTAAAACAGGCCATTAGCATCCTCGTAGATGGTATAGGTGGCATCCGGGTGCAGCTTCTTGATTTCTCCCCAGGCCCATGCCCAGGAAAGGTATGTAAGGCCATTCTTCTTCTCTGTCTTGTCAGAGCAGTTGATGCTGTTCAATTCCCGAAAGTAGTTCTCCATAGCTCCTCCTTAATATCTGTCTGGTTCTTCATCAAAGTACCTGTCAGCATCCGCATCGCTGGCGTCAAAACGCTTAACACAGTTTTCGCAGCCAATGACCATGCCGTCCTTAATGTAAATTGTCTCGTTGATCTCGCAGCCGCACTCCGGGCAGATGTGCGGCTTATCATCGTAGTTATCCACCCAGCTCGGGATTGGCCTATCCGGGATATTGTATGGGTTCATGCTTCCACAACCTCCCCGTTTTTCAACTTGACATCCCTACCAGAATCTTGTATATTGGTGGTGCTTAATCTACCTTTGCCCTCATTGGCTTTTGCGGAGCCGGTGGGGGCTTTTCTATGCCTGTACTCCTCCTGCTGGCGGCGGATACAGCGCAGAACCCAAGCTGTGAAGTTGCAGTAACCCATTTCGATAAGCTGCTGACGGAACTCCGCCATATTCACATAGCCCAAAGGAATACGCACAGACAGCTTATAGTTTGCTTCCCGCTTCCTGCCGGGCTTGTCCGCTATCAGCGCTTCCGCTTCTGCAGTACGCCGGATTCCGTAATAGCCCGGCTTCTTGCACATACTGTCCAGCGGCTTGGTGTAACCGGGGAACTTCTCCCGGATAATTGCTATCCTCTCGTTCTGCTCCATGGCCTTACCTCACCAGCAGCAGGATAGCCGCTGCTACGAAGATGGCTCCCATTCCGAGGACTACGGCCAAGGCTTCCTGCAGCCACTCCTTTTTACTCATCTTCCTGTACCTCCTTTTGCGGAAGCTCCGGTAAGGATGCCCACCACTGGACCTCGATAGCGGTCTCCACATGATCTTCGCTGACATTGAACATCTGATGCTTGGTGCTGAATGGCAAGGTAGCGAATTTTCCCGGATTTGTCTGGCACAGGTAATGCCCGTCCTTGCTGGGTACGATCTCATCCGAGTTAAACCACCGGATAAAGGTGTTGGTTGTTGCTTCCATGTTGTTCCTCCTTCTTTTCCACCCCGTTTGGCGGGAAAAACTTCTTGACATCTTTTATTGGAATAAATAATGCATCGCAGACCTTATAGACTTCCTCCAATGTCCACGGGGTCTTGCAAATCATTCTGTCGCTGATCTGCTGGCGGCTCATACCGGTGCGCTTCCCAAGGCTTGTCTGGTCGTGGCCAAGTTCCAGCATCAGCGCTCGCAGCCTGCGGTAGGTATCAACTTTCCTTGACATTGCTGTCCCTCCCTTCATGTGGTAGACTATAGTTGAGGTGATATTATGAGCGAAAAACTTGATGTTTCGTATTCTTTGACCGAAGAAGAAAAGAGAATATTTCGCAAATTCAAGCGAAGCAACAGCGCCAAATTGACAAAATCTGAATTTCAAACTATGCTCCGGTCAAAGCTGGTAGATGGCGGTTTCGGCGGCGAATACTACTGGTTTAGCAATGGCTCCTTTGATGAGGGAGTTGCTTGCCTATCGGAAAACGGTTTGCGCGTTAAAGCCGCCATGCGGGCCGAGAAGAAGTTAAGCGTCCGGTATTGGATTACAACAGGAGTTGCAATCGCCGGTTTCCTGCTTGCCGTCCTGTCTCTCCTCATGCAACATGGGATAATATCACTACTGCCGCTATGATGATGGAGAGAACGCCACACAAAACCGTGATGATCTGCGGTGGCCTGGTCTTAAATAGGTATGCTTTCCAGCTGGTATCGCCGTAGACTTCGATAAGGTATTTTTCAAATTCATCGTTTCTCATGTCATGCCAGTCTTTCATTGTCCTCCTCCTTTTCCTTGATAAGCTCGTCCAGCGCAGCGTTAAACTTCTGCTCGGCTCCCTTTGGGCTGCGGCGGCCATTTAATATCGCACACACATACGCTTTCCCAACGCCGAGTTTTTCTCCGAGCTGAGCCATTGTAATCTTGTTATTGTGCATCTTGCCGACCACATCGCCAGTCCATTGTGCAGGCATCTAAACTTTTCCCCCTTCTTTATATATTGTGTTGCAAAAGTTTACACAAAGTGTTATCATATCCTTGCGAGGAAAAATGAATCATGGCACATTGAGTGCCCGCTTTGTGTTGCGCTTGTTGCTTATGTTTTCATTATAGTGTAAACAAACGCAACAGTCAAGACGCAGTTGTTCCTTTTGTTTACTTTCTGCTATTTGCACAAAAAGGGTGTGTTGCGTTTGTTCTATATCAACTATGTTGCTCTTTGTAATAAAATTGGGAAGTCCCCGTCTGCTGTCGCCGAAGAAATGGGGTTTATGCGTTCCGTGGTTACGCGGTGGAGCAAAGGGACAATTCCAAGGCAGGCAACATTGCAAAAGGTTGCTGACTACTTCGGCGTAAGCGTGGATTACCTTTTGGGGAAAGAAAAACAGCCCACCGAAGGCGAGCTGTCCGGGATTCGGAAAGACCTTATGGATTTCGCAGATACTTTGACAGATGAGAAAATTGAGAAATATCTTCGTCTAATGAAAACTTTAGAATCCGAAGATATTTAACAAGCTGCTCGTCAGACATCCGTTCCACCGCCTTTTTGAATTCCTCCTTTTTCTCCATTGGTGTTCCTCCTCTTTTGTCGATTATTGTCGAATAAAAATCCTTCCAAATTCAGTAGGTATTTGGTACAATTCAATTGTAACAAATTGCATTGCCAATATGTACTGACAAATGTTGCGGTTTTGGCGTCAAATTTGTCATGCTTTACGGACAAAAGTGCCCGGTAACAAAAAACAGGAGATGAGTTTGTGAATTCAGACGAAGAAAGGAATTGGGAAAACTTTTTGCTGGAGGTAGCCACAAAACGGCAGGAGCAGGGAATGACACACAAGGATTTGGCCGACAATGCCGGGACAGTTGAGAGGACGATCTCCCGGTTGCTTTCGGAGCCGACAAAAAATCCAAGCCTTTTTCTCGTTGCTTCCGTCTGCCAAGCGCTGCACATATCTCTCGACAAGCATTTCGTGAAGGAAGTCTATAACAAAACAGACAGCCAGAACAGCGAAGAAATGATCGAGATGCTGAAAGAGCAGGTGCGCCAGCGCCGGAAGCTGTCCAAAACACTCTTCGCAGTTATTTTTGTCCTGCTGGCGATGATGATTTTATACCTCGTCCTAATCGATGCAAATAACCTTAACTACGGTTTGATTCGGGATTAAGAACAGATGTTCTTTCCAAATATAATCGTACACCGTAAAGTGTACAATAATCAGTACTGGAGGAGACGACTATGGAGGAAATGGAGAAAACAACACCAGAGATCAAGCCAAAGAAGAAAAAAACGATGGTAACAGCAATAATCCTAATTGTTATCATAATTGCAATCATCGGAGCGCTTGCCGGTGGAGAAAAGGATAAAGACAAACAGGACAATCAGCAAAATCAGCAGCAACAGCAAGAGGAGCAAAACGCAGAAGTGGATATGTCCGTAGTCGCTTCGGCCATAAAAACTGTGCTTGATAAAAATGCGGAGGGCACAGGGATTGAGTACTCTTTAGAATACGATGACACCGGTCTTGTTATAGCAGCAAAAGCGTCAGGAGTAGCTGCAGAAGTGGCGCAAGCAAAAGCGGACGGATACGACGATACATACGAGCCATGGGTAACAATGCGTGAAAGCATGGTTAAACTGTGCAATTCGATATCTGATGCTGTTGATACGCTTGGCGCAAAGGATAAATATGTAACAGTCACAGTGGTCAACGATGCCAATGAGGACAACACCCTCTTGACGATTATGAACGGCGTGGTTGTATACGATGTAATGGCAGAAAAATAAAAAAACACCGCCCCCGGCAACGAGGGCGGTTGTCTATCAGGAGGAGAAAAATGAAAGAAAGGACAAATACGGCAAAGTGGCTTGAGAAGCAGAACCGCTGGCAGATCGCCGTCCAGAAAGATGGCGTAAGAAAAACATTTACAAGCAGTCGGCCGGGAAGGGAAGGGCAGAGGGAAGCGAACCGAAAAGCAGATGACTGGCTGGCATCAGGCATCTGCGGGACGAAGCTGCACCTATCGGAGTTGCACGAAAGCTATATGGAGCAGCTTAAAATTCGGACTTCGCAATCGAATTGGCGACCGCAGGAAAGCCGCTGGAAAACATGGATTGACCCAAGGATAGGCCACCTAAAGGCAGATTCACTTTGCGATGGGATTTTGCAAAAGGTTATCGACTATGCATACAATGACGGGAAATTGTCGAAAAAGTATCTTCAAAGCATCCGTGCCGACATGGTTTCTTTCTGCAAATATCTGCGGAAAATGAAAGTAACCGGCTTTGTCCCGGAAGATATAACAATTCCAAAGGGAGCCCCCGTTGGCGTTCGCAACATTTTGCAGCCGGAGGACATTGTAACACTTTTCTCCGTTGATACGACAATCTACAAGGGTAAATTGGTAAAAGACCCATATATAAATGCTTATCGCCTTGAGGTTTTGACCGGACTGCGGCCGGGGGAATTGCGTGGCATCATGCGGAACGATTTGAAACAGGGCAGATTGGAGGTAAGGCGGTCGATAAACGAGGATAATGAAATCACTACAGGAAAAAATGAAAATGCGATACGCAGCGTTTATTTGGGCGAAATCGCAGAAGCAATTGTAAAAGATCAAGCATCCAAGTCAAACGGCCTGTATCTGTTCCAAATGCCGACAACGGAAACCTATCGCAAGTTTTTCCAAAGATATTGCAATGCAAACGGAATTCCGAAAACGACACCATACGAGCTGCGCCATACTTTCGTTTCCCTTGCCCAGTCCCTACCCGAGGGGTGGGTAAAGCAATTGGTCGGTCACTCAAAGAGTATGGACACATTCGGGGTTTACGGCCACGCTGTGTCCGGGATGGATCGGCAAATAACCAGCGCACTTGATGGCGTGTTCACATCAATTCTTGGCCAGCAGGAAAAAAAGTGAGTTATTTTGTGAGTTTTTTTGCAAAAGAAAAAAGCCAGTAACCCGCATGGTTACTGGCTTTCTCGTTGGTGCGGAAGATGGGACTTGAACCCACACGCAAAATTATGTTATTGCCGTAAAGTGTAGGAATTAAGCGGTTTTTCCGACTTTCATTCCGCTGAAAAAAGCATGAAAAACTCACTTTCGGAACAAAAGTGAGTTGCAAAGTGAGTTATTTTGCCACCGTATCGTACTGCTCAATAGCTGCTAAAATTCTCCCACGCAGCGCCTGCGCGCTGGCGTGTTCGTTTCTGTATTTTTCTTTGATTTCTTCCAGCTCGGCGACCAGCTTATCATAATCTGTCTGCGGTTTTTCTTCCTCTTTGTAGGTAACGCCGAACCAGTCGCATACACCTTTGCAGAGTGCCTCGGCAATGCGCTTTTTGTTTTGCACAATCCAAATAGCATCCTGCCCGTTATCATGGAATGCGATTTCGGGATAGATCGACAGCATGGGAGTTCTGCCGATCTCGTAAAACTCGTCCTTCTGATAGACCCCCCTGTGGGTGTTTCGGGGGTAAATCTCCATCAGTCTGCGGTAGACCATCTGACAGGCCCGGTCGCTGATGCCTCCGGCTCTGCCGTAGCGCAGGACAGTCGGCCCCTGCGCAGTCCCTTCTTTCAGGGTGGCCGTGCTTGCGTTGGTATGGATGGGCATATGGAGGTTGGATTTCCAAGCGATGCTTTCGGCTACTCGCTCCTGCATCGTCTTGTTGGGGGATGCGACCATCACATCAAACCCGCAGCGGGTGAGAGCCTCGGCGCAATAAGCGCCGATCTCTACACACACATCATGCTCGTACACGCCGGGGAAGCCGTAGTACGGAGCATGGGGAGCCGGTCTGCGTTCGGGTGAAAGATACACTTTAGGCATCTTTCACCACCTCCTCAAGAGGGAATTCCTCCTCTTTGACCTTTTTCACCATGCCGGTGGTGGCTGCGTCATATGTACCATTAGCAGCCAAAGCGACAATAACAGCGTTCAGCAGACACAGCACCACGCCCTGCACCGTCAGAGCAGAGCCGTTAAAGGCTTCGGCTCCGATGAGGATGGCCACAGAGATGATGTAAGCAAGCAGCTGGGTGTTGATGTTCTTGAGGGGGGTCTGCTTGAGGAACTGGGTAATGATTGTGACCATCATTACAGCGCCAGCATAAGTACCGAGGGAAGTCCAAGTTACAAAATCGTTCATTTTATGTCCTCCTTAAAGGAATTTGAGTTCGCCACGAATACAGCGGTCGTGGACGCTCTTAATGTTGCGGATCGCTGCATCCGCTTTGGAATTGATGTAGACATCTTCGTGCTCCACACAGTACTCTGTGTAGTTGTCGATATCCTCCAGCACATTGTTGAAGGATTCTTCGCTGTGGTTCACCCCACGGCGCAGCTCGTCCGAAAAGCGCAGGATGCGGATGCGGCACATATCTGCCCGGTAGCGTTCGTCAGAATCAATATGCTGTTGCAGCTTATTGTCCAAGGCTGCCATACCGGAGATAATCTGATCCTGCTTGTCCTGCTTGCGGTCAATACGATGCAGCAGCCAGCTAATGACGGTAGCCAATGCGCCGGAGCCGAGGAGGGCCAGTGCAATTTCCATGGGTTATGCCTCCTCAAAATACTGGCCTATAAGCTCATGCGGCAGGTAATGAAGCACGATAGTTCCGGTTTCGTTCAAACGCTTGCAGAGGTAGGTTTTCCCGTCCTCCGGGTCAAGGTAGTACTTACCGTACTCGTATTCCATGCCCCTCGATGCCGGAATGGGGTCATCAATCGTGCCGGGAGAGCTGACGTTGACGACCAACCACAGGGCAGGAACAGCTGGGGGTTCCCAGTCTGCCTGCGAGGTGTGCGCCTGCAAGCACTTGTACACCTTGCCACCGTGTCGTCTGCGGTCACCCCCCGCATACTTGGTATCAGCTTCCCATGGTAGGAACAGAATGGGGTTCTTTGCTGCATCAGCGTCCGCCATGGTGCCGGTCACGCTGTCAATGCTCGTCCGAATCTCCTGCGCCTGCTTCAAGATATCATCCCGCATTGGCTGTTTCCTCCTTTTCTTCTGTTTCTACGCCGAGGGTTTGAAGAGCTGCTTTTAGCTGTTCCAACTCTGTTTCCTGCTTTGCTTTTACTTCTTTGGCTTTTTCGGTATAATAGCCCATTAGTTCACCCCCATAATGTTAAGTGCGTTGAGCATATCGGTTGTGTAAGAAACACCATCAAGTGTTTTCCACTTGCTATCTGTCTTGTCGTACAAATACGCATCCACTTTTTGTGCTATCGAATTTTCATCTCCGAGATAAACTGATATCGGATTTATGAAGATAGAGTTATTCTTGTCGGCTAAAATATCAATACCATCTTTGGAGATATCAGCAGTTATCGCCAAATCACCGCTCGCCAAGTCACGCTTGTAAGGAATTGTGTATAAGGTATCATTAAGGCAAGAATAAATATTCCCAAGATACGCTTCTTGGAATAATCTACCTCCGTAATTTCCGGGCTTTTGTTCGCTAACAACAACAGGGTTTATATTTGTGTCAAGGAGATTAAACCTTAACGTTTTCGATGAATAGTTTGTGCTTGAAGATGCGTTTCCCCAGTTTGCCCAAGCCAAAAATGCCGTTTCGCCATCATTTGTCAGCGACCATAGATAGCTTGACAACATATCGGTTCCATTTTGGTATATATCGGAATGTTCAAATGTTGTTAGGTTTATTCTTTTTATACAAGTCTTACATTGCGCTACCGTTGGCGTATTGTTGTAGGCAAAATATGCAAATCCGTTATAGTATATAATGCTTGAAGCGTTATACAAACTAACTCCGAAATTGAAGGTTTTTGTAATCTTCAACAATTCGGGGTCGATAACAAATATCTTATCAACGGAATTGTTATCAGACGAAGAACCGCCAAGAGCATAAATGTATTTCCCGTCAGTAACCGCACTTGTATAAGCATATTGGGTAATTCCCAAAATGGAAAGAGAGGTTCTGCTATATCTTCCTGTTGTCGGGTCGATAATACACATTTTATCCTCGGTGTAGGCATAACCACCACTTGAATATCTTGTGTTTAGCGAATATATCTTATCTCCAACTTTAACAATTCCGCATCCCATATAGCCAATATTATATGCTGTTAAGGTTTCAACAAACTGCTTTGTTTTGAGATTGAATTTCGCTATAACAGTTCTTTCAACACTACTCGTAAATGTGTTGACGCGCACGACCCAAAGTTCATCCCCCACCATTCTTGGTGTTAAAGACCCGTAGCCAGCACCAGACTCTGGAGAAAAAGAACCAATCGATTGAAGATTCCCTGTTTGGCCATCAAAGTAGGAGATAATGGAAGTCTTATCCGGCTTCTTCGCCAACGGAACCCACAGCTTACTTGTATCTACGGGAGGTGTGGAGCCAAAGTCAATGTTCAAATCAGCTCCACCGCCACCCAATGTAATGGGATTTCCTAAAATACTCATATTCACCCTTTCCGGGGTGAGTATTTAGTTCACCCCTAATATATTTAGTGCGTTCTGCATATCCGCTACATAGCTTTCACCCGAAAGAGATTTCCATTTGAGGTCTTTGCTGTCGTAGAGGTATGCGTTTGTTAACTGTGCTATGTTGTTGCTGTCACCAAGGTAGGCATTTCGCAAGTATGCTGTTATCTTTGTTCCCTTGTCGCTTATCAGCGGAAATGGATTGTCAAACCCAAAATCTGCCTGCAAGAATAGATTGTTCTGCTGAAGTGGAGTAGATAGTGAAAACTTCTCAACAGAAGTATAAAAAGTACCACTGCTATTACCACCTATAAGATAAATGTCAAATCCGACCGAAGAACACCACTCGTTTTGAATTTGAATTGGAATAGTTGTATTAACGGCCTCAAGCGTTTCACTTTGAGTATCGAATTTATATATTTTAGTTTTTTCTGAAAATCCACCAAACAGGTAAACAATCTTTCCATCCACAGTACAACAGCCAATACCATATGTGTTTACAGGTAATCGTTGCGTAATCTGCGTTACTTTTTGCTCGACCGTATCATAATAATGTATTAGGTTACTTCTTCCGCCACTCCCACTGCCTCCAAAATAGTATATTCTTTTACCTATTGCGCAAGCGGCCATGCCATAATCGTACGGGGTAGTACCAGAACACAGAGAAAATGTATTTGACACAGTATCAAAACAATATATTTCGTGGCCGTCATTATTGTGAGTAAACCATCCAAGAGTATATATTTTTGTTCCAACCGCAATACACCCATACGGATTATTCCTTGCGCACATACTTTTTGGAAGCTTTACACTTAATGTTTCAATTGTGTCCGCCTCGGTATCGTAGCAATAAATGTTTCCGTTGTAGTTATAATCACTTTGGAAAATATTAACTGTTTCACGACCACCAAATATATATATTTTTGTTCCTACTGCTGCACAAAATGAATAGGTTAGTGGCGTCGGCAATTTAGCTGTTTTTGTGACAAGAGAACCGTTCAAAACGTTGTAGCAGCTAATATTTTTAGACTCAACAGCGGTAGTAGTATTAGAATCGCTACCGCCAATGATATAAACACTGCTACCAACATTGGCAAATGATTGGTTAACTTTTTGTTCATTTGGCACAGCAACATAGGGCTGCGAAACACAAATGTTGTCACCATACTCCAACACAGGGCTACACTCAACATTGCTCGGCTTTGTTGCCAATGGCACCCAGAGCTTGGTGGTATCAGAGGGAGGATTTGCACCATAGTCTATGTTGAGTTTTACCCCCCCCCCGTTGGTAATAATTGGGTTGCCGTAAATTACGCTCATGCTGTTACCTCCGTTATCGTAACCTGTACGGTCATGTCTGCGTTCGGCTTCTCACCGATGCATTTGGCCGTAATCGTTCCGTTGCTGTTCTCCATCCATATCGCAGATGTGCCGCTGTCGATGAGTACGCCGAGGGAGGTAGCATCCATTTGGATGTCTACCTTGCTGTTGGCGGTGATGCCGCTGATGGTAACGGTTTGGGTGTAGGGGCTTTCTGCTCCCATCCACGATGCGGCTGGGAGGGAGATTTGCTTAACCACAAAAGCGCGGTTTATTTTGTACTCCATTTTACCGATTGCCTGCGTTACCGTGTCTGTTGCGGTTACATTCTGCCGGGAGGTTGCCTGCTTGTAGCCGGGGATTTTGATTTGGCTGCCGGTGTAATCGCCGGTTTGCGGCGCAACCGCACCGGTGCGGCCGTTAAAACTTGCAACCGTTCCAGGGCTGATGGTGTTCGCCACATACTGTAAATCGGAAACCATCGTCGGTTGGGCGGTATAGGTAGCTATCGGCAGTTGATACACCGTACCGCTTGCATTGATATCCTCCTGCACAAGTGCTGGAAGCGGGTCTTGCGCCTGTGTCACAAAAGAAATCGGCGCTTCGGTGTTTGCCATGTCAATTTGGATAAGCAATCGACCGGGGACGGAGCCGCTGGTCGGAAGCGTCGCATTGATCGTTTGGGCTTCCACAACAAAGTTTCGGCCGAGGATTATGCCACGGCCATCGGAAACATTGATGATGTTCCCGCCCTGTGTAGTTACCTCAACGCCGGTAAAGATGCCGCTGTCGTTGATAATGTGGTTGTACAGATACGCATCATCCGTCGGTGTGACGATAGATGCGTTATACTGGAGCAGCGTTATCATGCGTTTGCCCTCCTTTCAAGGATCAAAATTTTGGTAAGGTCGGCACGGACAACGCCGAAGGTCATTTTTGTAACATCCTGCGACCTTGCATAGCCGGTTAGGATAGATTTGTAACTACTGTCGCCATCAATGACCAAAACCTCTGTGCCGATGGCCATCGAGGTATCAAGTACTCCACAGTCGTTTCGGGCAGTCAGCTCGATCATGTTGTCATACTTTTGCGGGCTTAACGCTTCGTAAGCCTTTTTGTATGCAGCAGATTCAAAATTGATATCCGTTTCCAAAAACTGCGCCGCAAAAAACACAGGTGTAATTCTGTCCGTGTTGTTTGTGTCGACCTTGCCGTTAGGATGCAGATAGTAGGTTATGCGCTGCGTCTCATCGGCCTTGTTGTAGATGGTTACCTTGTTCAGCTGGCCTGTACTGTCACCGATGATGATGTTTTTATCCACGATGGCCTGTAGATTGGTTTCGATTACCGCCGTTTCGCTAACCTTACCAACCTTAACGGAGATCGTCTTTTTCTGCGGGTCAAAGCTCATGTTGACCGCCACGCCGTAAGCCGTCAGCGATTTCGTGATGATTTCGTAAAAACTGTGGATATTGTCCTTTAGGTTGAGCGCCCCTGTCGTTTCGGAGGTAGTTTCCACCGTCATACCGGATATGTTTTGCAAAGCATCTCCAGAAGAAACAAAGTTATCTCGGATGATTGAAGCAATAAAAGGTTCGATCTTTGCGGAAGTTGTGCGGTCGAAATATACCTCTGTGTCAAAAAGCGACATAAGAGGCTGCGCCGAAATCGTTACGCCCGTTTTATCTGTTTCCACATCGTCAACGATTCCCTGATAAGCTACATTCCCGTTTTGGTCTGTAACGCTTATAAAGTCGCCCTTTTTTGCATCCAGCTTTACAGCCCGGAGAGTAGTTTTTTCTACGGTCAGGTAGTCAAACTGTATCTCCGGGCTTTCAATCGGAGCAAAACTTCGGAATGTGAAATCCCTTGCGAATACTTCGCACTTAAACAGAGTATGCAAGTTTCTCCACCTCCACATATGCTACGATATCCGATGTGCCGTCGTGCGAAAATGTCAAAGTGCTTTCTCCCGGCGGAGCATAGATAAATCTTCCGGTCGAAAAGTCGCTGGACTGGTACAGGTTTTGGATGTATGTCCCGTCGAGCGCATACTCTGCGATCTCCATTGTTGCAGGGTCAGCATCAACAACGAGTTTGTGTCCGTCAAGGATTGTTGCGGTTACTTTTCCGACCGCTACACGGGTACCGGCCTTGATAAGCGCCCAAGCAGGATTGACGACCGGGCCGAAGATTTGAAGCTTGCACGGTGATGCCAAATCCCCGTTTCTTATTTTTGCAGTTCCTGTTGCTGTTTCTGCGTAATAATAAGGATAAGTATAGCTATACCTTTTAATCCCTTGGTCTGGCGCTTGACTTTGCGTTACCTTAACAGCTTCATGCCAAGTCCCGAAGCAGAGGAATGTAATCGGTACCGCCAAATAGCCGGATTTCAGCTCCGACTTATCCGCAGACTGCACTTCGCACTTGATTTTGTACCATGTGTCCAGCGGGGAATACATCAGGTAAAGCGGGCCTTTTGTCACGAACGAAATAAACGCCTGATACCGGGAATAGTCGAAGAATATCATTTCGCCTGTCACGGCATACTGGTTAAGGAATTCATCCGATACCAGCCATGCGCTTCCGGCTTGGATGGTGGAGTAGGTTTTGCCAAAGCCTAATCCACCCGGCGCATTGAAGTACGCCGTTTTGTCCATCAAATCCCATTCGGCGCCGACACCGTTCTTGAGCTTAAATTTTCTCATCAGTAAGCCCTCCCAAGCGCACGGTTGACCGCCTGTACCAAGTTCCTTGCGGCAGCTTCACCGGCTGCGTTATCGTAGCCGTTAAATGTGTTGTTCATTTCGATGGTGATGCCGCCACGGTCGTTTCCGTTCAGCGGCATAACATGGGCACGGCCACCGGCCATGGTAAGCAGCTCCGGCCCGGCTTCGCCGACGATGGCGCTGCCGGAGGACAAAACACCGCCCTTGGCAAGATAAGCAATTTTTCCGATGGTCGGAATATTAAATCCGAGGGACTTACCGCCCAAAACAGGAACCCAGTCAGGGACATCAAAGTGGATCTTATTCAGACCGTTTATCATCCAGTTGATTGCGTCAATGACCATGTTGATTAGTGCAATGATGCCGTTAATGGGCGCTTTTGCAATGTCAACAAGCGCCGTAAAGATTCCCTTAAAGATTTCCTGCACACCTTTCCATGCTCTTTCCCAATCTCCAGTAAAAACGCCACGAACAAAATCGATAATACCGTCAAAAACGGCCTTTATGGAATCCCAAATGGATTTTACTGTTGAGAAGAAGAAATTTAAGATTTCCCCCAATACTCCAAACGATTCCGACCAATCCGTCGTAAATACGCCCTGCAAGAAATCATCCACACGCTGGAGGATGGCCTGTATCTCGTCGCCCTTTGTTGCAATCAGCGCAACAAGTCCTACAATGGCGGAAATAATCAGAACTATCGGGTTGGCTATCAAAAAATTAACAGCTGTCGTTATGCCCGTTACAATTCCAGGGATTACAGTTCCCGTTATGAATGTGAACGCAGATGACACAGCGCTCATAACGGCTGGGATAGCTGTTTCTGTAATAAAACCTATTGCCGCCCCAATTCCGCTTGAAATTCCCTCTACAACGGTTGTAATAATCGGCCCCATTTTAGTTGCCGCTTCAATAAGGGCAGGTATTACCGTGCCTGTCAGCTTGCTCATCGCTCCGGCTATGCCTGATATGATTCCAGCAACAGGAGAGATTGCCGCAATAAGACCGCCGACAATAAGGATCGTCTTTTTGACCCCATCGTCGAGGTTTGAAAACCAGTCGATTGCATTTTGAAGCCCTGCGTTGATTTTATTGATAATCGGAAGCAGGATATCACCGATGGAAATCGCCAAGTTATTGAGCCCGTTTCGGAGTATTTTCATCTGGCTTTTGGTGGTTGCGTATCTTTTGCTTGCCTCGTTGGAGAGGGCAATATTTTCGTCCCATGCAGTATTTGCGGTTGTAACAGCATCGTCCAATACATTGGATGCAAGGGCTAACGCGCGAAGCATATTAGACTGGCGAATCCCGGAGAGCCCCAATTCATCCAATACGGAGATTGTGTCCTCTCCATTTTCGTTCATCTTCCCAAGCCCGCCGATGAAAGCACTGATTGCGTCTATCGGTTCATTGCCCCACATATCTGCGAATTCAGAAGCAGATACACCAGCGATCTTTGCGAATGTTTCAAGATCATCACCGCCGGCAGACACAGCCTTGCTTATTGCGGTCATTGTTTGGGTCATTGCCGTACCGCCTGCCTCTGCGTTGATGCCAACCGAGGACATTGCGGTAGACAATGCAAGGATATCCTGTTCGGACAACCCGGCAACTGTACCAGCAGACGCAAGGCGTGTAGCCATCTCAACAATATCGCGCTCTGTTGTGGCAAAGTTATTACCAAGGTCAACGATGGTACTGCCGAGTTTGGAGTATTCATCAGCGGTCGTTCCGGTAATGTTGGCAAATTTGGCAAGTGCAGAGGCAGCTTCATCAGCGGAAAGGTTTGTTGCTTCGCCCAAGTCGATCATAACGCGGGTAAAGTCAAGTACATCATCGGTGGCAATACCCAACTGTCCAGCAGCTTCCGCAACCGCCGCAATCTCCGTAGTGGACGCAGGAATTTCTTCTGCCATGTCCAATATGCCCTGCCTGAGTGCCGCAAGCTGCTCTGTAGTGCCGTCTACTGTTTTTTCAACGCCAGCAAAGGCGCTTTCAAATTCTACAGCCGCTTTTGTGGCTGCCACTCCTGCTCCTGCAAAGGCCAAAGATGCCGGTGCAAACTTCTTTGCAATGTTCCCGGACTTTTCTGCTATTTCGCCGGTAACCGCTGAAACCTGTGCAAGTGCCGCACGGCTCTTGGACGCTTCGGCCTGTAGGTCTTTCAGCTTTAGTTCGGCGCTGGTCAGTTCCCGGACTAACTCACGGTATTGTTTTTGGTTGATCTCCGTGCCGTCCGCCATTTCCTGATCCGCTTTCTTTTTGGCGTTTCGGAGGCTTTCAACCTTGTTTTCTGTATTTTTGATTTGTTCCCCGAGCAATTGCTCCTTTTGTTTGAGCAGGTCAATATTAGTCGGGTCGAGTTTCAGCAGGCGATTGACTTTATTAAGCTCCGATTGTGTCCCACGGATTTCGCTGTTCAGCGAGCTGATCGCTTTCGACAATCCCTTTGTATCGCCGCCGATTTCAACAACGATGCCTTTAACATTTTCAGCCAATCTTACCACCTCCTGCGAAGAAATCACGCAAGCCGCCGGGTCTGCCCCTTATGGCATACTGTTCTGCGTCGTTGGCCTTTTCGATCATCAAATCATAGACCATTCCGCAGGTCATGTCCTCCAGCGCTTCATCGGATAACCCGAGTTCAGCGCAGCGGAGCATAAAGGTTGACCCGGTAGGCTCACGCACGGTTTGTTTTATTTTTTTTTTGGAACAGCGGTAGTCTTGTTGTTCAGGCTCCAAAGCTCCAAAATGGCAGGGAGCACTTTATAGATGGAAAACATCTCAAACTGCTCCAGCCACTCGTCAACATTGTCCGGGATGGACCCGTCATATTGCCGAGCCATGATAAAAGCGACATCCTCAAAGATTTCAAGATCGCTTACGGAAAAAGATCCGTCATCGGATGTCGCTGCTGTTTGTAGCTTTTGCAGGTCTCGGACAATGTCCCGACCCACCTTGTGGCGGTAGATGCGTGGGGTCAGCGCATTAGCGCACAACCCTACGCTTTTTCCGTCGATCTCGATTACTTTGTTCATTTCAGCCTCCAGTCGTCGGAGTGAATACGGCGGTGTACCAGCCGTTCACGGTCGCCTCCGGGGTCTCCGCCGTAGTGTAGGCAAGGGAGTTGCCGTTTGCCAGCGGGGAAGCGGTGATGCTGACGGTTTGCGTCTGCGGCTCTACGCTCTCGGTCGTGGTGTTCAGCTCACGGGTAGGCCGAGTGCAGGTGCAGTTGTAAAGAACAAACTTCGTCCCGTTCACATCGCCCTCCTCTTGGAACAGCAGTGCGAAAGACTTGGGCTGAATGTTTGCATTCTCGATCATCACCTTGCTGGTGGTGTCAAGAGTATACCCGAAAACATCCTTGAGGAATGCTTCGGGGAAAACGGCAACTTCGAGATCGCCGGTGTAGCCGCTGTTCGCCACGGCTACGAAATACTGAATGTTGTCCGCATAAAACGGTGTGGTATCGCCGGAAGGCTCCAAAGACAGGCTAACTGCGCCGGGGATGGCTACGGGAGTGCCATAGGTGTTATTTTCCCCGTCGAGGATAGCGTAATGGACATTCGAGATACCGAATTTAACTTTATCAGCCATTTTTACACCTCGATTTCATAAACTACTTGGTTACACTGCTGATCTTCAATGTAACTCTCGGACTTCTGCCAAAACAGAGAGGACAAGGCCTGTTCGACTTTGCCCTCTGCTGTTAGGTCTTTATCTTTTGTGTAAAGCTCAACCTGTATATGGTTGATGGGGTGATACACCACATTGTCAGCGCCAAAATTATTGGAGTAGGAGACGCGATAGAGGATATACGGTAACTTTTGCGGCTTATTGAAGTAACCGTAAGCTACGGGCATCCTCGTCTGTTTTAACAGGGAATTGATCTCTTGCAGTGTCATCCTTTCTTAATCACCACCTTTACACGGGTTAATAGTTTCTGCTCTGCCTTTTGCTCCGCTGGGCCGATGTGGGGGAATGGGCGGGCAGAGCCTTTTGCGGTTCCGCCTGGGCCTGCGTGACCATGTTCCAGCAAGTGCGTGAGCTGGTAATCCGTTTTGTTGAAAATTCGCATACGGATATCGCTGTAGCTCTCATATGCGACCTTGTCACGCCAACCGGCCTTATAATCGCCGGTCTGTACCGGGCTGCCGGTCACAATGTCTTGGCGGCATTCCTTTGCCACCTGCCGAACCTCTTTTTTTACGCCATCCGTAACGGCCTGGTCATAGTTTTTCAGTTCGGACAAGATTGCCGTTGCCAACTCATCCGGTCTAACCGTTTTCGACATCGTTGCCCACCTTTTCCTCAAGGTACAGCTCTATTTCATCGCTGCCTGTTGCAAAATAGGTGCGATAAATGGAATAGCGTGTGCCGCGCCACTCGGCTAATTTCTGCCCAGCATAGTTGGCGATAGGAGTAACCGCCACAAGGGACGGCTGCAAGCCGTTTTGACCGGCGGAATAGAACTCCGCCCGTGTAGCGGACTGCAGCCGCGCCCAGACCTGTGTTGTGGTTTCTGTGGCAATCTGTACCCCGATATCGTTCTGCTCAAAGGTTTGGGAGATTAATGTAATGAGATCATCCAAATCAATCACCCACCTTTTGCTCAAACAGCCGGTTGTTGAGTGCCCACCGGAGCATCCTGGGCATTGCTACGACCTTTTCCCGGCGTTGCCGGTAAAGGTAGGCGGCGTACATCTCCACCAGCATAGCATCACCGGTGCTGGTGGAAAGTACGATTCCCTCGGTAGCGATATACTCCTTGGCAGACGCGATCAACGCCGACAGGTAATCGTCCAGCGCTGTTGTGGAAAGTTGCAAATCAACCTTCAAGATCACGAGGATATCAGCGTCTGTCATGCTTTAACCCCCTTTTAGGAAGCCTTGGTTACATTGACTGTGTAAACAACGGTCTCGTTGCCATTCTTGACAGTAACGGTCAGAGGATGGGCAGCGCCATCAGCCAGCCAGGTAACAGAGCCGCCATTCTTCACATTGGCGTTGTTGTAGGCAATAGCGACCTGAGCATCAGCGACCTCGGTGGTAGCGTTCACAGCGGCAGTCGCAGCGGAAGCGGTAGCGGTGTAGCTCAGAACATCACCGTCAAATGCGGGACTGAGAGACAGGCTGCCGACAGTCAGAGCAGACAGCTTGGCGTTGTTGGCGTTATCTGCCGCAAAGGTCATGGAGGTGGTAACCGCAGAACCGTTGATGTTGATGGCAACGAAAGCGCCGGGGATAACAGGCATACCGTCAGCACGCTCTTTGCCACGGAACACGGTGTTGTCCTGAATGAACTGAACCTCGCGGGAAGCCTCAATGGTCATGCCGGAGCGCTGCGCCCACAGGTACAGGTCACCATAGCCGCCAACGATATCGCCGTCGGGGATAAACTCGAGGATTTCTACGTCGCCGCCGATGATGGGCATGGTCATACCGTCAAAGGTGACATACCGGCCCAAAGCGGTAGCAAGGATTGCCTTGGACTGCAGAGTAGCCAGGGTCTTGCTGTTCATCGCCCAGAAGCGCTCGCCGCGGGAGTAACGGGTAAAGGTGTTACCGGCAGCGACAGCCAGCGCAGCCCAAAAAGCCTCGCCGGTGGAAGCAGTGGTAATGGTGATGATGTTAGAGGTGTGCAGGTCGACCCAAGCGGGAGCGGTAGAGGGATAGTCGGTCGGCTTGCTCTCCTGCGCCAGACGGGTCACGATACCAAGGGGCATCTTCTGACCGGAGCCCTTACCGTAAAGGATTGCCTTATCCTTTGCAAGACCGATAGCCTCGGACAGCATCTCAACGATCCAAGAGGCGAGGGTGACATCGTTGTCCTCCAACAGAGAGTTGCATACGGGAACATATCCGGCGACTTTGAAACCATCAAGGGTGATCTGGTTGAAACTGAAAGTCAGCTCATTGATGGCACCGCACATCTCAGTCCAAACAGCCTCGGGGACAGTGCCGGCGATGGTCTGACGGGCTTCGCCATTGACATTCCGGATACGGACGCGGCGCATCAGTTTGGAGTAGCGATACATGTTCTCGGCGATAAGGTCGAGGAAAACAACGGGGATAGTCAGCTCACCGCCGGTGATGTCACGCTTGCTGCGGGCAGCGCTGCGCAGCTCGGAGAAGAAGTTCTGCACGTCGGGCTGGGCTACGATGGCATCGCGCTGCTCCTTGGGGAGTGCATCAAATGCGCGCACATTCATGGGGAGGGAGCGAATGTTGATGGTATTCATGGTAAAATCATTCCTTTCGTCTTTCTTTTTGGGTTCCGGTTCGCCATTTGGCTCGGGCTGGTCTTTCTCGGCGTCTTCGAGGTCTTTTTCAAGCCCCTCGATCTCTGCGGACAGTTTTTCTTTTTCTGCGTTGTGAGCATCGAGATCTTCGGTGTACTTTGTCATAGCCTCATCCACCGCACTCTGCTCCTCGTCTGTAGTTGCTTCGCCGATTGCCTTTTCGATTTCAGCGGAGCGTGTTGCAAATTCTGCGTCTTTAGCTACCAGTGCCTCAAAAGCTGCTCTTTTCAGTTCCAGCTTTTTGGCAATCATAATGGATTTCAGTGCCATGTCAGCACTCCTTTCTTAGCTTTTTGAGGGCTTCGGCCCTCCATTGGTCGAGCTTGCGCTCGTTGATCTTTTCAAGGTCTTTTTTCCGAGCCTCTACCATGGTGTCCTCGTAGGCCGGGAAGGTAACGACCGATACCTCATACAGTTTGACTTTGCGAATAGTCCACACGGTTGTGCCATCTGGCCGGATTTCGGTTTCCTCGTCAAGGATGTCAAAGCCGAAAGAACATTGGGAAACATCCCCACGCTTTACGCGCTCATAGGCGTTCATGGCATCCTGATCCGCTTGATTAATGAGGATGGACCCCCAAAGGCCCAAATCGTCAACGCGGAGGGTCAGTGTACCAGCTGTTGTTCTGCCAAGCACGATTGTGGTATCATGGTTAACCAGCGCCCGAATATCATCACCGAGGGTACCATCAAAGGCTCCTCGGTCAATGCGCTCGATGGCTTTATCCCACATCCGGTATTCGCCGGTAAAGGTGGCGAAATAGCCCTCAATGTAGAGGTTTCCATCAGCAGCGCGGGTTTTGAAGTCGCCACTGCGGCTGATTGCCTGTCTTGCTCCTACCATTTACTCACCTCCTCCGTTTAGTTTTTTCTGATCGCCAAGGCGGTCCGCGGGAATGTAGTTTTCAAGGGCCAAAAGCTCATCCATTCCCTCGTGCGGAGTAAGCCCAACCCAACTGCGCCACTCGTTCCGTGTCATTGCCATGCGGTCAACCATTTCCGCGCCAGCTTTGATGGTTTCCTCCAAGGAATAGTTGTAGAGGGATCGGACATTGAAGCGGAAAAAGTAATCCGGAGATACGAGCAGCTTTCGGCTAAACTCCTGCTCCAAAATCTGTGCAATCGGCATGATACGGGAAGAAATAAAGTTGTTCCATTCGTCTCGCTTGAACTCGCCAACGCCCAAAACAAAAGGCGGCACGCCAAGAATGGTTGCCACCGTCGTTTTATCCAGTTTTACGAAGTCTGCCAGCGCAAGATCAGATAGAGTAAGGGGCCTTACCTGTTCCACCGAGAATTGCTCGGCAGGAATCAGCCAAGGTTCCCCGGCTTTATTGCTTGCAACAAAATCGCCAAGGAGCTTTGCACGCCCCTCCGGGTCAGAAAACTCGTCCGTCAGCGAATCCACCTTCACGATAAGAGACGGTTTCCATTCACTGGCCATGAAACCATTTTCTGTTTTCGCCGCTTGCTTGAGGTTATTTGCCACATCAGCCAGCGCAATGCTGTACCCAGTGCCTTGCCATGGGTAGTAATTGCTCGGATTTATGGCAAAATGCAGCACATCCTCCGGGTCATAGGGTTTCCCAGATATTTCGATGCTATAATACCGTTCCCCATTCGGTACAAATGCTACAAACGCCGCCGGAATCGGGTCAAGCCGCCGGAGCAGCCCCTTCCGGGTCTTTGGGAGCACTACAGCGTTCCCCCGGCCATCCAGCAGCATTGTTTTGATGATCCACTGGATAAAGTTTGACCGACCCATGTAGCTGTTCGGCTCGATATCAACCACACGAGACAGCCCATTTTTAACCCGGATATCTCCACTATCGGTGTTTTGCATCAGATAGATTGTCATACTTCCAATTAAAGACGCAATCCTATCAACAGCGGCACAGATTTCCGGGTTGTGCGCAAGGTCTGTATAGCCGGAACAGGTTAGGTCTTTCCAGCCGGTTCCATCACACAGGCATACAGCGCTCCGCGTTTGGGGCTTATCCCGAGAGCGGAAGCGCTCAAAAAAATTTGCTATGCTCATTTATCACCCCACCATTTCTTTCCTGCTTTAGATTTATCCAAAGCCTCCAAGTACCGCACCGTGGCGAATACGGAGGCATCGAACACATCAATTCGGTTTGTCGGTCTTACCTTGTCGTACTGGATCATGTCGTCTGTCTTTTCGACGGCCGAGACATTCCCAACACAATACTCATATGCTTCGGAATGCATATAGTACAGCGTCCCATTTTTGGCGCTCTGCTCGATATGCCGGAAACCTTCTGATTTCCTGTAAAAATACTGCGGTTGGTCGATAATGTTAAACCCAGCCGATTTCATGCCAATGAAATACTCTCGGCAGAATTTACGGTCATGCCCCACCTGTCGTATTCGGAAACCGCGCTTTCGCATTGTAACAAACCAGTTGACAACATCGGCGTGGTTTACGGTTGGACTGTTGCACATGGTCAAAAGTCCATCATCGGCCCAGCCGAAAAGCGGTATACCATCCTCGTCGGCCTTAACATGAGCCTGCACCACAGGGAACCAAGCGTGACTGATGATGATATCCACGCCTTTGTAATTTCCAAAAAGCGCAGCCGCTGTTAGGTCGTGCATTTTTGAGAGGTCTGCACCACCGTACCAGTCTATTGGGAGCTTGGAAAGCTCGTCCAGCGTCCAGTTGTATTTTTCATCGCTTCGCCGGAATTCGTCGAGGTTGAAATAGGACTTGATAGCCCCGGTATAGACATTGAGAGACTTTGCGAAGAAATCTTTCCGCTGCTGCGGGTCATTCTGCGCCTGCAAGCTATCGTTTAGAATTTCCTCCGGCCGGATGGAAACGCCATAGGCCGGATTGGCCATCTCATGTACCAGGGGATTGGTATAGTCGATATTTCCCTCCTCATCCGGATTGGCGCAGCACATAAAGATAAAATATTGTTCGTCCTTGATGGTGCCATCCAGCACCTTTCTGCAGTATTGCAGCCGCTGCCCAAGGAAGCCCTGTTCGTTATCGCCAGCCGTGGAAATACCTATCAGCAGCTTGTTGGTGTAGGCTTTCATGGCTTCCTTAAAAAGGTTGTACTGCTTAGGCTTTGTAAAAGCGTGGATTTCATCGCAGATCGCAATATTGCAGTTAAGAGAATCCTGCGCATCTGGGTTTGCAGCCAGAGCGCGGATAAAAAACGAGCCGTCTGGAAGCTCTGCCTCCATTGAGTGCTCGTTGTTGTTGTCAATGATCTTTACACCGCCGCCATGCTTCTCGTCCTCGCCCATAAGCCGGATGTTATAATCCAGAAAATTAAAGCTTTCAAGGGACTGCATCAGAGCCGCGGCCGATATGTAGGTTTTGGAACCGCTGCGCCGGTACCACAGGGACAGCGCCCATGCGAGGGAAGCGGCAAAACTGGTTTTGATGTTCTTTCGAGGGATAAAAATAAGGGCTTCATGAAACCGCACCACATCGGTGCCTTTCAACTTAAACCCAAGAAGATTGTATATGATGAATTTGTGAAACGGCTCCAACAGGAACGGCTTTCCCCGGAGCGGTGTACCGTCCAGCTTTTCCCCCTGCTGGTGGCAGAGGGTCTTTTCGATGATTTGAATACAGAACTCCGGCCCTTTCGGCGCGAAATCGTACTCGTCATTATCGAGGTCAGCAAAGAAACGGTCAACAGCCTGCCGCAATTCCTTGCAAGCGACCTTTCTCCCGTCTCTGATGCTTTCGGCATACTCAAGGACTACGGGCCAGTTCTTACCCTTAATCTGTCTCAAGGCTGGCAAGAGCAGCGGCAAGGCCGCCCTTTTCCTCCTTTTCCTTCACTCCGCCGGTCATTTTGCGGAAACTCGATGGAGTAAGCCCCAATTCGCGCCAGTATGCCAGTGCGCTCTTGTTGAGGTCGTCCCACAGAATCAACAGAGGGTTTTTTACCATATTTGTGGCGTTCCCTTTGTTGGTATATTCGATGACGGACTTACCGCCGGACTTTTTGAACTCGGCCTTGGTCTTATCCCGCTGTTCCAGTATCTCTGCAAGCGTTTCTACCGCAGATTGATAAGATGGGTCGGCCGTACCGAGTTTTTCCATCTGTTTTTCGATAGTTTCAACCCATTTTTCCTTTGTCATGGCTTCCCCTTTCTCAAAAATATACCGTAGAGTTGGAAAAAGTAGATCGGAAGAGCACACGTCTGAACTCCAGTCA